CTAGCAAATTTATTAGTTTTACGAATATCCAAGAATGCCGTGCGATCGGTTCCATTACCAACATAACCAGCAGAACCTCGCTGCCTTTTAGGCACAGCAGAACCATCCTCACGTTGACGCATAGCTTCAGCACGAGTTTTGGCCTCGACCTCCTTGGCCAAAGCCTTATGAAATGACCTAAACTCCTTACGAACCTCGCCTGCCTGTTCCATGCCACGCAAGCCAAAAATTACGTCATTTAGACCATCAACAGCAATACCTGAGCCAGCCGTTTTTTTGGTTATACCTTTAGCCATTACTTGCTCGCTTGCCTTTCCTGTTCATTCCTTCTTATAAGTGAATTTTGTAAGCCAACGAAATACTCGATCGGTAGATGAGCCACCTCGATAGGGGATAACCCCGCAGCAACTGCGACATCGCAAATTAAACTGACAAAGTGACCCTCAACTAGTTTGGGGAATCATCCCCTTCAAGACCGTCAATACTTGCAACACCCTCAAGCCATTTATCAAATGACTCAGAAGTCCCAAGACGTTTTGATGCGTGCCAACATAAATACATTAACTCCTCAAATGCTAAATTTTGAAGTTCAGCAGCTGGACGAGTTCCAAATTTACGCTCAACAGCAACAAAGTCAATAGGCCTTAAATCAAGCTCTTGCTTAGTTTCATCCACATACACCAAAGTGAGCTGGTGTAACCCTGATGTTCCAGCCACGACTAACTCGTAGCTCTCGTTATTGTGCCAGAGGTAGGCCAGGTCACCGATGTGGTGGCGAGATCCCCTACGGCATTCCCAACAGGAACATGCTGAGTTACTAAACAGTTACCTGAGTAACTAGGGTTTGTTGAACTTACAGCAGAACTAGTTGGCTTAACTACGAATGCAACAGTGGTCGCAAGGATTGGAAATAAAGTTGCGTCAATTTCGGCAGCAGCAAAGTCGCTGTTGAACTCCAAAGAAATTGATCCATCTTTCAATCCACCCTTCCTGGACCTAAAAGTTGCACCCATGGCGGTGTCATCCTGCTCTTCAGCCGTAATGTCTAAAGTTACAGAACGAACGTGGTCACTCAAATCAACTGAGTTAATAGTCACTGACGCATCAGTGAATACAAAAGTAGCCATAAAATGTCCTTTTCTTTTTTTACTTACAACAAGAATACTGAAACCAGGTGCATTTTTGGTATTAGTGGCCTAGACGATCAGCAAAAGTAACATGACAAAAAAAACAAAAAATAACCGTGTCTAGTGGCCATTTGTAGCCGATTTAAGCCATTTGTAATATGCCTAGGCCCAATGGTAGCCTAGACAACAAAAAGCCGTTAAAACGCAACGTCAAAGCAAATAAGGCAATGTTTGCTAATTTCAATGATTTTAGGCTAAATAAAACCAGGCCCGCAGGCCTGGCTTTATTTTTCAGTGACTTGACCGTGAGTCAGTCAAACATTCCAGGAAAAATAATGTCACCATCAGCATAAGTCACTTCATCAAGTTGGTCAAAGACCTCCTCAAGACCCTGCAAACATTCCTCAAGCATTTCATACTTAAGAGTTCCCTCAAAGTTGGTGCCTTCCAGGTTTTCTTTCCATTGCTCAATCTCGAACTTGATGTCCTCGACTTCTTGCTTGGCCTCAAGAACACGGTCAACCGCCTCATTAAGACGAGCGACTCGGCTCTTAGACTTTCTCAATTGCTTACGGTCCCAGTGCCTTTTGACTTCATCATAGAAGTTATTGAGCTGACGGTCCGTAATTACCAACTCCCCAGTGGTCCAATTGACCTCAGGATTGTTAGGTAGCTTAATAACGACAGGTGGCTGAACCCGCCTAGGTTTTTGAGTCATAACGACCTCCTTATTTAAGTTGCTAACCATGCGGGTAGCTTACCATAACTAAAGGAACTTAGGTCGGTCTTTTTCTTTTTTGATCAATTTTCTATAGAGTTTGTTATTCATAGAGTCAAGCCACCAGTAAAACTCCCAGTAAAGCTCGAATTTTAAATTAATTAATTTTTGTAAATTTATCTTTTTCATAAGGTGCCTCCCAGCAATGAGCAGACTCAGACCAATGACCCCAGCCTTGCTCTGTTTTATAAACTAAAAATGATGCATAACGGGTAGATAAATATGGGTCAAAAGCAGACCCTTGAATTTTTAACTTGGACTCCACCCAGGTCCAGGTTTTATCAATAAACTGCCATAAACCCTTTGCAGATGAAGTCGGATTTTTAGCAGTGGGGATCCCCCAGCTTTCGCAGCCAATAACACGATAAGCCGTAGAATAATCCTCAGGCTCAAAGTGGTCCTCAATGAGGTCATGCCACTTAGTCCCCAGGACCCAAACATCCTGGTGGTCCTGACAATGTTGATAAACAGCAAGGTCCTGCATCGTTGCAGGCAACGATAAGGAACAAGCCATCAGTAAACTTATCAAATATCCCCTAAGTTATTTTCTAAAGCCAATGGTCAACAACCAAAGACCAAGTGATACCAGTATAGCAATACCAACTATATCCTTGGCGGTTCCAGTTAGAGTTAACCAGGCAATAAAAAAACCAAGCAAAGTAAAAGTCTGAGCTAGCGTCTCTTTTAAAATTGACTTAATCCAACTCATTGGTTTAAACCAGCTGGCCCAAAACTTAAAATCTTTGATCCAACTTAATTTAAACAATGCTTTTATTTTTTTCATTTTATCCTCCTAAACGGCACAACACTAGCAGAGATAATCTGACTAGCAATAATTACAGGAACGACAACCTCCTGTGCCTTTTCTTTTTGTTGATTGGTTAGGTCATCGCCCAAACTTGATAAATCAATTTCCTCAAAGTCCACCTGAAAAATTACAGCTGGATTTTCAAGAAACTCCTCAACTTGAACCTCAACAACAACATCGGACAAGTTATAGTCCTCAACGTCAGCATTCTCAACAGCACGCTCAACATACACCTCAACAGCTTCAGCAACAGCTTCATCAGACTTTACAGCCTCAGCAATAACAGCAACATCATCGGACTCATCAAGTCCCAGGACTTCCGCAACAACCTCAACCTGCTCCTCGGTCAATTCCTCAACGTCATCAATAGCAGACTCAACAACCTCAGCAACAACAGCAACCTGCTCCTCGGTCAATTCCTCAACACCAACCTCGACAACATCCTCGATAATTTCCACCTTAGTCTCAGGCTCAAGCGACTTAACAAACTCCTCAACAACCTCCTCGACGTTTTCAGTTTCTTGGTCAGGCAACTCAGGGATGACATCCTCAACAATTTCAATAATTTCTTTTTCTTTAGGCTCCAGGACTTCATCAGAATCAAAGTCCTCAATGATTGGCTCAGTTTCCACTACATCAGGCTCGACAATAACAATTTCAAAGTCCTCAGGAACGTCAACTATAATAACTTCATCCTTAACACTTAAAGAGTCAAAATCAGTTTCCTCCTCAATTTTTTTAAGAGTGTCAACAAACTCCTGGACCTTTTCATCATCATCACCAATTATTTGAGCAAGAGGGGAGTCCTCAATTTCTTTTAGGATTTCCTCTTTTTTTTCTTGGTCTAAGATTTCTTGATCAGATAAATCAGGGTCATCTTTAAGCTCCAAATCCTCGCCCTCAAGCGAATCCTCAGAAGTTTCAAAGCCATCTCCATCCTCAACAAATTCATTTTTTTCATCAACAACAATAATAACTTCATCCTCAGCCTTTTCATCTTTAAAATTACAATCGCCTCGCTCAATTTGAGCGTCAGTCATATAACAACCATAAAGGTCCTCATTTGCAGAACGTTCAAGGTCACGGCTGACCGTTCCATCATCAAGCTCCTCCTGGGTATATTCCACATCCTCACCGTCAATTTTTACAATGACTGGTGCAAGAGTTGTGGTGGTAGTTGGCGGAGGTGGAGGTGGCTCAGGCTTTGGCGGCAAAGTCGTGGTGGACGAAGTGGTTGACGAAGTGGTGCTAGACGAAGTTGTTGACGACGAAGTGGTTGACGAAGTTGTTGTCGTGGTTGAAGTATCGACGCAGCTAGAACTTGGTGCAGACCAATCAGCAGAACCAACAAAAGGCTCCTGGTTTGGAATAGTTATAGTCATTTCATCAGTAAGAGTGCTAAAAGAATTATCAGTGTCATTATCAGCACGAATTTTGGTCCTAAAAGTTCCGTAAGGGTTCTCGAAATAAGTTTTTAAATCATCAAGTTTAAAAATATAATACTGCCAGGTTAAATTTTGACCATGACCAAAAGAAGTTGATACGCAAAAGGAACTAGAAGTGTCGATAGCAGAATCAGAGATCGTGAAAAAAATGGTGTATTTTTCAGGCGGGGAGTCCTCAAAGCCATCAGACGAGTAAATGCCAACAGTTAAATCACCAGTAGTCGAATCCAAAGCTAAGGATTGATTATAAGGTGGTTGAGTAGGCACATGGTCAGCAAACACTGGGAACGGAGTAATCAGAAAAATGACTAACCCAACACGAAGTAAAGTATTTAATTTGTGAACTAAATTAATTTAATTTAGCCTTTATTTTTTGGCGTCCACTCTTCAAGGCCATTCTGTAAAGCGGTCACAGCAGCGACAGCTCCAGCAACGAGTGCATTAGTTAAAACATCCATCTCAACCATCCCAGTCCCCGATGCAGTTAGAATACCAAGAAAAGCCTGAATAAAAGTCCTGAGAGTTCTAATCCCAACTTTTATGGCCCAATCTTTGAAATCCATTAATTGCTCCTAAATATATTTAGACAAAGCAATTGCGGTCATAAAGTCGATTGAGCCAGTAGGTTCTAATTTTTGATCGCTTTGAAAAGACTTTACAGCCTCCTCAGTTTCGCCGCCAAAGTCAGAGTCAGCTCCAAACTTAGG